ATGTACAGCCATATTTATCTCTATGGATTTTACCCCATACCCCTTTTTCATTCACTTTTTGTGCGCTTCTCTGCCCGACTTGCTGTCATGGCATTTTTTACAAAGCGGTTGCATATATTTATCATTCAAAGCATCTAAATCGAAACCTTTTGGCTGTTGTTCGTATGTTTCTAAATGATCTGTAACCTTTGCAGGCTTTACTATTCCAGCTTCTTCACATTGTAAACAGAAAGGATTCCTTGCTTTATAATCCTTGCTATATCTCCTCCATTTACGGCTGTTGTAGAACCAACGCATATCTTTAATCCGTTTGTGCTGCACATGCTCTTGTGTCCATGGTTTCTTCTTAACTGTTGGTATTGTCGGCATAACTAATAAGGAACATCTTCATGATTAGGCGGCACAGTAAAATCTACACCATTTGTAAACTTTGTTTTGTTTTCTATATAATGCAAACCAACATTACCCATGGACCCGTTTCTGTTTTTCTCTACCAATAACGCTGCATTCTCACCTTCCTGCAGTCCTAGAATATCATCATACAACTCTCTTGCATCAATGTACTCGTAACCATAATAAGAAGGTCTATACAACATTCCTATGATATCTGCAGCCTCTTCGATTGCACTCGCTTCTTTTAAGTGGTATTTCTTTGGCAGAAAGTATTTTGACTTTCTTACCTCTCTTGATATCTGACTCAATCCAATAACAGGAATGTTTAATTCCTTGGCTAAATTCTTGCACTCTCTTGCTGCTTCACCTACATTTATGCGCATTTCTTTGTCACCAGAAAACATTTGCAAGAAGTCAATAACCAAAAGCTTTATATTATGTTTTCTTTTTAAAGCTCTTGCTTTACGTTTCATTTCTGGCACTGTCAAAGCAGGTTTATCATCTATATGAATTGGATAGTCTCGCATTTCACTCACCAAAATATTTAAAGTTTCAAAGTATTCTGGCTTCTCAAAACCAGTTCGCATTAACTGATTCATATGAAAGTTAGACTCTACTGCTGTTGCTCTAATAGCTAACTGTTGTACGCTCATTTCCATCGAGAACATACCAACCGCAGTACCTTGCTTTGCAGGCGCCAAAATAAACTCCATTGCCAATGCAGTTTTACCCATTCCAGAGTCTGCACCAATCACTATAAAATCTGTTGGTTGCCATCCACTAAAATGCCTATCTAAAGCATCTAATCCTGTTGGTAATCCTGTTATTTTACCCTCATTATTTGTTAAGTATTCAATCCTTGCAGGTAGTGCAGTCATAGCATCGTACCAAGTATCCGAAGAATAGCCAACAGAAACAACATCGTTGATCGCATCGACTCGCTGACCAACAAAATCAAGCAATTCAAACACATCTTGATCATCTTGATATGCTTTAGATATTGCTGCAGAAGATAGCTTTATAACCTCTCTTTTTAAATACTGCTGTTGTATAATTCTAGAATGATATTGAATATTAGCGCCAGAAGCTACTTCTTGAGATAGCTTTACAATTGCCATTTGTCCGCCTGCAACATCTATAAGATTTAGCTTCTTTAATTTTTCAGAAACTGTAATTAAATCAATCGGAAAGTTAGAATCGTGTAAGCTTTTCATCGCCTTAAATACGGCTTCATTTTTTGGAAGGTAAAAGAATTCTGCCCTTAAAATATCCATTGCAGTAACTAAAGCGCTAGAATCGATTAGCATTGCTCCAAGAACCGCGTTTTCAAAATCTAACGCCTGTGGTGGTATCTTTCCTTTTTCTGATAGTGTAAGTTTTTTATCCAATTCTTTTTGCTTTTTTTATAGGTTGATCGTTAAATGAACTATTATTTGTTTTTCTTGGATTCCAATTAAATTTTAACTTTTTTAATCTGCCCATTAATTTTCCAACAGAAAATTCGATTTCATCTTCTTCAACCGATGCTTCAAAATATTTTAAAAAGAAGGTATAATCTTGAACAGTTTCTTTGTTTTGCATTTCCCAGATATCGATCTGTTCTTTAGCATTTTTTTGAAGAAATTGATACGCTAAAAAATCTATATATATATTATTATTGATAGTAGTATTAGTATATGTCGGAAATTTTTCCGACCCTTGAACAACCTTTTCAATGATAGCAGGAGTTTGAGGTACTTTTGAAGTTTCGGATATTTTTCCGACCCTTGGCGGATATTTTTCCGACCCTTGATAAGGTTCGGAAATTTTTCCGACCCTTAAAACACTCTTTGCTTTGGGTGATAATCTGATAAAATTTTGCTGATTAATACCCTTTTTTGTCTGCTCAATAAACCCCTTTTCTTTAAGCTCTTTTATAAACCGATACATGGTATCTTTTTTAGAAAAAACAAGCGGTAAACTTGTTAAAATTTTATTGTATGCTATCTGATAATATACGCCATCTTCAAAAACCTGCGGATTAGCCCAAGTAGACAATTCAGAAAATAGATCTAAAAGCGCAGCGGCTTTAAAACTAATTTCATGCTCCACGCAAATTTTTTGATTAATTACAATATTATACTTCATAAATCATCTAATTTTAGCCATCTGATCTTTCATTTCCTGTTTTACAGGCTTCATAGCTACTTTATACAACTCCCTTGCTTCTTTGAGTTGCTTATCGGCAATTGCCACCGAAATAGCATTTTGCGTAAAACCATGACGTTCTAAAGACATTTGCTCTACAGATAAGTTTTTCGGATACGTAAACTTTTCCTTTTTTACGCAGGAATCTTTCAAAGCCTGCACTCTTTATTTTAGGCTTACGCCCTGTAAAATTGTTTGTTCCATAATTTAATTTGATTTTAATTTAAGCTACTAATTTTAACTGATTCCCTTCAAAATAATCTTTCAATACAGATTTTATTTTTTGATGAAAAACTTTATTTTTATGCAAATGAATATGCAATGTAGATACAGAATATAACACTTTACTTTCAGATAATCCGAAATATTTGGCAACCTCTGTAAACTTCTTTTGAAGCAAAACCACAGATAAATAAACCAAGATTACAGCGCGTTTATTTTCGCAGGGTTCATTGTTTATCAAAATATTTTCTAACTTTTTAATTTCTTTTGTCATAGCTAAAATATTAAAGATGTAAACTTCTATAAGAAGTAGATTTTTGCGGAACAGATTGCGCTACTGTTTCAATCACAGAAGGCGTCCAATGCCTATCAATCACATATCCTAAAACTGTATGAATTAAACCACCTTGCCAATATTTTTGAAATCTTCTAACTTCTAAATCATTATTTGCTTTAATTTTTTTAGCCATCTTTTTAGTTTTAAATTTATAATTTTTTTTTACACTCTTTACAACTCTCAATCATATCAAATTCTGATACAGGATAACACAAAACGCCCTTTTGGCAAACTCTCGGGTAAATTCTACCTACTCTACAATACTGCTCTAAAATGCCTGCTGTTTCAAAATTTACCATCATTGCCCTTGTCTTATTAATTCGTCTATAATTGATTGTTCACTATATTTCTTGGTACTTGTTAAACCTTTGCCAGGTATTACTATTAAAACAGAACCCATATCTTTTGCACAGGCAATAAACCAATATTTAGTAAGATTGTATTTATTCATGGCAGTTTTTAGATCAATATAAAATATGCGCTTGTCTACTTTTGTTTTTTGACTAACTGATATCATAAAATTCTGAAAAGCCGTTTTATCGACTAACAGTAAATTATTTTCTATTAAATAAGATTTTAGCTCTACTTTCATTTTATATCAATTTTTCTAATGTCAATTCTGCTTTCTTTTTTGCTAATCTAAAAATTGGCATCATTTCATCATAAAAATAACCATGTTCTAAAAGCTCAATAATCCATTTATCAACCAAACGCTTTGTAATATGATTCTTTTTGATAATTTTGTTTAGGGTGTTTCTGCAGGGTAGTTTACTATTCATATCTTAAAATTTCAATAATAGTTTCTAATTTGTTGGCTAAAACTTCACATATTTTAGAGCCGTTATAAAACTCAATCAAAGAAAATACAGACAACGTAACATCGATACTTTTGCAAACGTTATAAAAGGCGGCGACCCCCCAGAAGCCCATACAATTAAAATCGTTTAATATTGCGTTACGCTGATGCTGAACTTTATACATGATTCTTTAATTTATAGTTTGTTTTTACAATTTTTTTGGCCGTTCTAACTTTTCTAACATCATAATCATCTATAGATACAATTATTGAGCTTTGAATTATTATAAATAAACTAGCTAATAAAAATTTGTTCGGATGCTCTAATGTTTGCAAATATTTTACTGCGATGCCTACTGAAGTTTTCACGCTCCATTTTTTACGAATATTCGCATTATGTTTGTGCACCGTTCCGGGCGATAAACACAATTGGTCTGCTATCATTTTTTGCGATAAATCACTCGCAATTAATCCTGCAATTTGATACTCTCGTGTTGTTAGGGTCGCATTTATCATAAATTTTGTGTTTTGTTAAAATTTGAATAACTCGTTTTTCTGTAATTTCCAATATTTCCGATATTTCAATTTCTATTTTATTTTCTGAAACGTAATAATGAATAATTAAACACTCTTTTGCATTTTGTAAATTCATTAACAGTTGCTTATAAATATTGATTTAAAATTTCGGTTTGCTTTTCAAGTTCTAATTCATGTAAGTGAGATATTTTTTCTGCACACTCCAAAATTAAAAGATTTCCTTTTTTTCTACCAGAAATTACATCATTTACCCAAGTCTCACTATTTCCGAAAGTGATTCCAATTTTTTTAAGTGCTCCATATGGCAAACTTCTTTTCAACTCTCTGCTTCCTTGTAATTTTTTTTCTACCATTTTTATAGTATAATTTGATTTGTTTGGTTATCTTAACCCAATTAGTTATTAACTTTGCATTAGGTTGAGATAACCATGTTACAAATATATAGTAATTACTAGTAATTTACATGTAATTACTAGTAATATTTAAAAATATTTTATATTAAACTGCAAACCAATATGTTAACCAATAAAGAAAAGATTGAAATTATTAGAAAATTAGCAAAAGATCATGATATTTCAGCATATCAAATAGGTGAAAACACAACAGTAAGTAATAAAACAGCTTATAATATTCTAAATGATGACAATATTTCACCAAGAAACAAAACTCTAAATATTATTTTAGAGTATATAGAAACTTCAATTGGAGTCACGAAAGGAAATTACCAATTACCAGAACAGTTTACAGTAGAAAAATTAAAAGAAAACCCTTTAATTTATAAAAAAGATTTTAAAAATTTAAAAATTGACGATAAACTAAATCTGATTTACACCCATTTATTAGACAACACAGAAAGTCTGCAATTAATCCAAGATTTTTTACTAGAAAATGATTTAAAAGAAGAAATTAAAAAAGCTACTTTAAAGTAATTTAATCTATCAATTTTCGTTTGTTAAAATCTTTTTGAATAGACTTTAATATCAATAATTTATCTTGGTTAGAATACAAATTTTTATGCATTTTATACAATAACAAGTCTTTTAGCAATTTTCTTGGCATTTTCTTTATTTTAATAAGGGAAATTATTAATAAATAAATATTATTTTTGTCCTTAAAATAAAATTATGAAAAAGTTAACAATTATATTTTTACTACTAACAAGCTCATTATTTAGTCAACGATCTGTAGACACTTTATATAATTTTAAAGTTGATGCAGGCAGTATTGTATGGCAAAAAGTTTTTGAAACAAAAGAAAATACCAATAAATTAATAGCACAATTAAAAATTAACGAATTTACTTCTAAATTAAATTTCAAAGAAAGTAAAATTTTTGGCAGAACCAATAAATACTCTAAATCTGTAGTAAAATTCTCACCTTATTATGCAAGTTTTGGTTTTGATGCATTTTTAACAATTGATATAAAAGAAGATAAGATAAGAGTAACCGCTAAAGAAGTTATTTTTGATGGTCCTACAATTGCCATATATGGCGTTGAAAAAAAACAGAATTACAAGTTAGAAGATCAAGCGATTAGAAGAAATAAAATAAAAAACAACAATTCTACAAACAAAGTTTTAAAAAGTTTAGATTCTATTTTAAGCAGTAAATTTATCTTTAAAGAAAAAATTACAGAAGATTGGTAATTATTGAATAATTTTTAAATGCGCTTCATCCCGCACCGCCTCTGGAAAACGATCTTTGTAAATCGTATCCACATCATTACGTTCATGTCCCATTAATTCGCGCAGCAAATCGGTATCTAAATAAAGCTGTTTACCAATATTTGCAAAAGTGTGCCGAGCTACTTTTATACGAATTTTACCGCCCAATGGCTGCACCTCGATAGCTGTTAAAGTTTGCACCAAATCTAAAGAACGCCTTAAATTGTCGCGAAAACTTTTGTAACCATCAAAATCTTTTCTCCATGGAAACACAAATTTACCCGTTACCTGGTACTTATTTATAATTTTTTGCGCTTTATCTGTAATTTGCAAATCAAATTGGTACCCATTGCCAGACAATTTGCCACGCATAAAATAAACTCTGTTTTTATTTATTTGTTGATGCTCTAAATAGTAGATATCTTTCAAATCTTGGCCACCAAAGTAAAACATTAGCAAAAATAAATCTACGGCTCGCTGATGATACATGGTTAAGCCAGAAACCCCTTCGAGTTTTTTTATAGCTTCTTTTGTCAGGTTCCTTTTTTTGGTCCTGTTTGCTTTTACTGTTATATTTTTAAAAACACCCTCGAAAGGCTTTGAATCTGTAGTAAAATTTCTTCTGCAGGCTTCATTGTAAACCGCTCTGTATTTTCTTAAATAAGTGTGCACTGTAGATTTTGAATTACCAATTTGTACGCGCCAATTTTTAAAGTCATTTAATAAATTATAGTTTATTTCATCAAACAAAACATCGTCTCTAAAGACTTTTAAAATATTATAGGCATTCTCATAGCTTTTTGCAGTTGCAATTTTGCCTGCTTTGTGTTTTTCGGCATTAAACTGCAAATAGAACTCAAAAAAAGAATTTGTATTTATGGTTTCAACCTCATTTAGCAAAATATTTTTCACGCGCTCCAAATTATATTTTTCACCTGATACAATATCAATCAAAATATTTTCTAAAATCTGTCTTTTTTTCAGAATAATAATAAATAATTTTTTATCGGTTTTCGGCATTTGCGTTTTAAAGTTCCATTCTTTTTTCTCAAAAAACAAACCTAAATTCACTTTTTTTACACCACCTTTATCAGACAAGAAAACAGAAACCGGATATCCGTTCTTTCTTTTTTGATTAATTCTAGCATCTAATCTTAATTTATACCTCATAGATTGTCTTTTTTTTGTCACGTTTTTGAATCAAATATAGACAAATACAGACAAATACAGACAAGTTAAGAAAATAATAAGGAACAAAAAACCCCACTACAAGTAGTGAGGTTGGTGTGAGCCCTGCAGGATTCGAACCTGCGACCGCCTCCTTAGAAGGGAGGAATAATAAAATATATAACTAACTAATATACAGTATGTTAAATTATTATTAACTTATTTTTGTCTTTTTTATGTCACTATTTTTTAAATATAAATACCAAATAACCGACCAAAGCAAAACCAAAAATGAACGCAATGGCAATAAATATTCCTTTAAAATTATTGGCGTCAGAAACCACCTCTTTTTCTTCTTTAATGATTGATTTGTCAACTAAAGTTTCTTTGAGGTCTTTTTTTTCTGCTGATTTTTCAATTATTTTGGTTTCCTTTTTTTTGTTGATGGTTAAACTTTTAACATTTTGAAAGGTTTTTTTGTTGCCTTTGTTATCTGTAATTATAACAGGTATTTTAGGATCTGCAACATGAATTGTAATTTTATTAGAATCTAGTTCTAATTGCTGCAGTTCTATATTTTTTGAAGTGCTTTCTGTTTTGGTTTTCACCACATCTAACTTATTATTTTTTATTTCGGAGGTAGATTTGCATCCAAACAAAATAATAATTAGTAAGATTTTGATTACTTTTTTCATTTTACAAATAAATTATCAAAGGTTTTTCTTCTGTATTCATGTAACCAGCATGAATCCATTTTAAGGTGTCTCCAAAATTCTCTAAAGTATTAATTTTTATCAGCTTATTTTCTTTGATTAACAAAATTATAAAATCATATAAATGCTTAAATAAGCCATTTACTGGCTCTAAATCAAAAGTATTGCCTTGTTTATGAGTTGAGTAAAATGAGCCGTCTGGATCATTAGGCGGGCGCAAACCCCTTGAATCTAAACCAAGTTCTATTCGGTTAACAAAAATACCAGAGCCATATTTTAAAAACCACAAATCTCTAATGGTTTGCAAATCTCGTAAAACATCTGCATCTAATCTTCGCCAGGTGTTATTTTCTCCTATTGCTGCAATTATCTGCGGATGTGCTAATTCTTGTAAGCTGTAATTTTTAGGTTTGTACATTATTTACTTCTTTATGTTTATCTATTTTTGACAAAATTTTTGTTAATACATCATTCTGAATTAACCCAAGCAGTTGCATATTCTTTAAAATTTTAATTAATTGTGATAATAAAATTGGTAATAAAATAGCTTCTGACAAAAAACTAGCAAAAGGGAATCCTAATTCTATAGTCAAAACCGTTGCCAGTAAAGCCCAAAATGCTACCAGCATAAAAACCGCCTTTAAAGTTTTTTTTGTTTCAAAATTCCCTAGTTTCCAAGCCTTGGCAATACCAAAAACAGCATCTAACAAAACTACACATAGAATCGCTAAAAATTGATATTGAGCATCGATTACCATTATTTGCCATTCGGAGGCTAATGCTCCGAATGAGAATGCAGAAATTAGTGTTTTGTTTTCATGTTCTTTTTTTTAAAAATTATTCAGCATGATAAGCAGTTAATTTACCGCTTGCTACATCTATATTTTTAAAATAACCATGTCGCTCTCTGCCATCTGGTAAGGAGTATGATGCCGAATTTTGAATGCCTTTTGGGCAATCATTTTCGAAAGCAAAAACAGTATCGCCCTCTGCTATTAGACTTATGTACCTGTTATCAGTATTTAGTGTTGATTGCGCTGTTAAATCATCAAATCCGTTTGCGCCAAAAGCTTGGCGATTTGCTGCTGCATCGTGTTGAATTAAGTTTTTTTCCATGATTAAATATTTATGTTTTTATTAAAATTATTACTATTAAAATTGCGGAAACTACTCCTATAATTTTTGTTGTTACTGGTGATGGATTCATAATTGGCGGTGTTTTAGAATGCATATAATAACTAAATTCAGTCATGTATTTTGCAGCTTTACTTACCCAATTGTTTTTAGCAATTATTTTATCGATTGCTATTTTTAATTTAGGTATGCGCCTGTAAAATATAGCGATGTATCCTTTTTTATCGACAATATCAGGAAAATTTCCTGTAATACTACCTTTTGCAAATGCTTCTAAATTACCTGTGAAAATGGCTAACGAATACAGCAATAAATGAGGTATAGCATCATAATTAGTTTGCTCTTTTGTGCTTAAACCGTTTTCATTTATGTTATCTAGTAATCTGTGCGATAAAGAAGATAAAGGCGCTGCAATTAACCAGAATGTTAAGTCTTGCCATAGAAATTCGATACCTGCATTTGGTACGTGAATTTCTATGGTTTTGACAATAACTAAACCAGTAAGTGCGTGCGGTATTGATAGCATGTTTATATTTTATTTTCTAAATAGCTTATGCCAAAACTATGTAACCCTTCCGTGTCTATATTTATAGCGTAATCTGCCCATCCGTTAGGGTGTTCTTTAACTTCCATCCACCAAGACATATCAACGTTAATTTTTTGGTCTAAATTAATGTTGACAAAAACAGGTTTACTAAAATAAAAATTAGGTTCTCCATCTTCGTTAAAAAGTAAATTATAAGCTATATTAAATAATTCTATGTTTGAAAACTCATATTTTTCTATAAATTGTTTTACCATTTTTTTAAGAAGTTAAACACGTTAATTCATCATCTGATAAAGCTCTTTTATAGACACCTATATTCTTTAACTTACATCTCATTAAACTCCCACCACTGCCCGTGTCAAGCCCTATTCTATCTAAACCTGTGGGTAAAAAAGTTGTTTGTCCTGTACCCACTTCTACCCCATTAACCCATAATGCAAAGTCATTTGATTTATATTTTATAGCTATTTTATTGAAGTTTAAAGTGTTATCTATTTGATAACTTATTGTAACACGATCAGCTCCTTGCTCTTTGCAAATGTATATAATTGTATTTGAGACCGAGCTAAAAAAGAAAATATGACCATTTGAAGTTGTTCTAGTAAAACTTAAACCTCTAAATATTCCTTCATTAGCCGATGCTGCAATATTTAAAAAAAATGTTCCTTCTTCGCTATTAATATAATTTGACAAACCTGTTTTAGTAGCTCTATCTGCTAACCTAGTAACACCTGCACCTGTATTTATATTAGGAATGTAAGAGGTCAATATACCGACTTCTAACTGCTCTTTTAAAATAGTAGTTGCTCCGTCATTCCTTGTTAACGTTCCTGCACTTGGCGTAAAAGTAACGCTTACTCGCTCACCTTCGCCTGTTCCAACTAAAGTACCTGTATGCGCTCCTGAAAATGTAATAGTTCCAAGCCCATAAAATGAAGCTGTATAGGAAACGGCTGTTACCGTAACATCTTGCGTTTGCAAAGAACTTTGCCATAAGTTTGTTTTTTGTTGTTCAAACAAAAAAGCACCAACACCATCTGTGAAATTTAATCTTGGTACATTTACTCCTTGCGATTCAACGTTATCTCCTTGTTCATGATCTCTAGTAGCAATAGAACCTCTAACGTAATCTAAATCTGCAAAAGGTGCGTTACTTGGTTTAATTGCGTGTATTTTACCGTCGCTGTATGCAGTTGGTGTTATAAGTATAGATGCTTCTTCTAATAAATTTGCCATTATGTTGTACAGTTTTCTAATTTAACTAATTGTGCTCTTGTATCAATTCTGTTTTCAAAATACGTAGAACGTTCTTCTAATTTATTTAACAAACCAAAAGCTGACGATGTTTTGCAATCTTGAAGTTTTATTAACATGCTTTTTGTTTCAGCTCCGTTTTCAAAGTAGGCAGATCTACCTTTTAGAGTAGATAGTAATCGAAATATTTTTAGATTAATACCTGTTAATCTTGTCATTCGTAACCCCATTCCTAATCCTAACATAATTTATATTTTTAAAATTCTTCTTGTTTTAAATGGCCAAATAATCTGTAGTTGTCTGCACCTACCTTCATTACACTAACGGTGCTATAGATACCATCGGATACTAATTGCACGCTTGCATGTTTTTGTAATGTTACACCCGCACCAGCAACAAAGGTTATAACTCCGTTACCAGACTGATCTATGTAACCTATATTTCCGTTAGTAGGAAAAGAATCTGAATTAATAGTTACTGTTATAGGATCATTTGAAAAGAAAGCTGTAAAACGCCCTCTTAAAGCTATATCTAAAACTAATGCAGTATTCTGTACAGAATGATATGTGAATTCTCCTTTGGTTCTTAACTTACTATCGGCTAGTATTCTTGCTGTTTCTTCTGCTGAAATATTGTTTTGCAAAGTAGTGTCTGCGGATGCAAAATTTTGTCTAATACTGTCTAAAGCATCTACTAATCCTGAAATATTAGAAATTGTTAAATCATCTAAATCATCTTTATTTTGCTTAATAAAATCCACCAACTCTTGTAACTGATTTAAATCAACGTCATCAGAAGTTAGTAAATTATTAATTGCATTTATAAAATTTAAATTAGCACTAATTCTTGAATCTAAATCAGAGCCTCCACCTGTATATGTTCCTCTTGGTAATTTATCATCAATACTCGCCTTTAAATTAGCAGCATTACCGACATACGATCCTTGATTTAATTTAGCATTAATATTATTTTGCAAAGTAGTGTCTGCGGATGCTCTTGCAGTTTCTTCTGCATCAATATTATCTTGTAAAACTTTATTCTTATCAAACAAATCATTACTACTAACAGGATTTGAAGAACCATTCACTGCAGTAGCATCCACAACCAAGAACAAATAAATTAAATCATAGCCGTCAATAGCGTCAGAATTATATCGATATTGTCCATTATGCCCAACTTCATTAAAAACAACAAAAGGAATACCCTTTAAAGGTAAAGGATTTGTTGCCATTGCAGCTGCTCTGGTTGCCTTGCTAACACCCGTACCCTGTGAAATTGAACCAATTGCCACCTCGTTCGCTAAAGATTTTGATTCATTGGCCAACACCTGCGTTACCACACCATCGTATTCTGTTGCAGAAACAGGACTACCCTTTGAACCTCTTTTAACTAAACTCATATTTTTTTTTATTTTATGATACTATAAATTCAAACACATTGTCTTCAAACACACCAGCTTCAAAAACATTTTCAAACTCTTTTTGTCTGTCTGCAACGGGGCCATATCTTCGGGGTGCAAACCCTAATTTATTTATCGTATTATTAATCATAATCGGTTACGTTTTCATTTTTAATTTCTACTAATGTTACTGTGGTTTGGCCTTCGCTTAAATCCATTTGTAAATTTGTAGGGTAATATTTTTTGATACCTCTAAAAGAAAAATCAACAATATCTAATGGCCCTACTAAAGATGCAATACTTCCATTTATTTTAAAATTGTATTCAAATAAAAGATCATGGTATATAGTAGTTAGCACCTCATAAAATTGTTTGCTTTCTGTAATATCGTATCTTCTAAATTTATCTAAATAATGTTCTGGATAAACAATATCTAAATCGCTGTTTTCAATTTCTGTTTTTAAGGCATCAGAAAAAAGAAAACTTCTTTCAGATAAATTAGTTCTGGTTGATGAATGAAATAAATCTAAAGTATGTTCTGCAGTGTAATTAATCGCTCTGGTTTTTATGATAGAAATATCTGGTGCCGATGTATATTTTAAACTTAAATTAGTAATTAAAATACTATTGATAAATTTATTACTGACATAAGGGTAGATATGTATATTATAAAAACCATCTTCTTGAAATAAAATTTTATCTATTTTTAAAGAACAGGTTAAAATATCTTGCTCTAAAGAAAAATTAAAATCAAAAAATCCATTTGGCCTGCTATCTGTAGGTAAATTAGAGATATACAATTCTTCTGTAGTTGCATCTAAAGTTTCTTTTCTTGTAATTGCAAAATAAAACACATTTTTAAATGGCTTTAACTCCCAAGATCCAGTTCCATTAGCAACATAAGATACACCATCTTCTATTAAATCAAAGGTATTATCATCTATTCTAGTAATTTTAAACATACCAGCATAATCATGCGTTTGTGTAAAATCTATTACTATTTGATCATCTGTAATTAAACCATGACCGTTAGACGTAAATCTAGGCCTACCAATACCATTATTAGCAACCAATGTAAAGTTTCCTTTTAATTCAAAATAATCTTGAATCGTAGCCTGTGGCCTTGGCGAGACATCATTATTTCCAGAAAAAAGAGGACACTTATATTCAATTTCTAATGAAGCAAACTCTGTATTATCTTTTGATGCGTATAAAAAGTACGGGTTTGTTAAGGTTAAATAATTTGTATCTAAATCTGATACTAAAATTTCACTATTAGAACCTGGACGCCTTCCTTGATTATAATTTCTTAAAGACCAATGCACACCTGTAACGCCACGCCTTGCATTTTCATCATTAACCTCTAAATAACCTTCTACAGGTGTAGCGATATAGCCATTGTATGACTGGTCATCTTCTAAAACATCTGGAAAAGTTGGCAAACCCGGTACATTAAGATCAAGATTTTTGTCTGATTCTAACGTAAAAAAACCACTTCTATATTTATAAAAAGATTCCCAAGCAAACAAATCTTCAGGCGTTAAAAACTCTGAATTATTATGATCCCAAACCGTTTCTACTTTTTTTAACGGTGGCAAAATAGTGACTAATGGCGTTCTGTTTAATTTGTTCACCAAAACATCACGATAATAAACACCTTGGCTATCTAATTCTAAATTTAAAGAAGCATCTAAAGTATATTTATAAAATATAAATTCAGTTTCTTTAAATTTATTTAAACCAATTATATACCAAACACCATTAAAAAGTAACAACTTGCAACCAATTGCTTTTAAACAATTTTCTAAAACGGTAAAGGTTTTTTCTGGCACTAAATAGTCATCTAAATAAGAGCTTGTATTTATTAATAAATAGATATAATCTAATGTAAAATCGCTGCTTTGCACCGCCTCTGTAAAATGTATTGGCAATTGTAAACCTGTTTGCAAAAGGCACTGATTAATAACCTCTAAAACAGATCTATTTATTGAATCAGCATCGTAATTGTATTCTTTATTTTTAAGTAAGGCAACGCCATCTGTTGCCACAAAATCTACATAAAAATTAGAATACTCATAAGGCTCTGAAAATTGTTCTGGTAATAAAAATCCACACCAAACAACTTTTGGGAAACCGTTTATTGTGCCATCTATTAACTCTACTTTGTATCTTTTTTCTGATGCGGTAAACAGTTCAAAGAACTTTGCTTCTGTGGTATCATCTACCAAAAAAGAAAAACTTAATTCTGATGTACAGATATTTTGAAACTTATCTTCGGTGCCGTTATAAATTAAGGCAGGCGAAGATATAGCGGTTCTTTCTAAAGAAAGTGCCGTTGTATTTTCTACAGTATCGATTATATTGATGTCAAAATATAGTACCTGCATTACCCTTGAGTTCTTGTTAATTTTATAGCTTCTTCACGTAGAAAAAATATTAAATCTCTACCTACTAATTTTGTACCAACTCCTAACTGCACATTTACATTACCGCGGTTAGAATCCATCATGCCTGCCATGTTACTCTGTTGACCTTTATTTAAAATCATTTCGCCAGAATTAACACGCGCAAATAGTTTATCGCCAGAAAAAGACGAACCGCCAACCATACCACCATTTGCGAAAGCAGCGATTCCTGCAAACGCTCCTGTAATCATACCAACTTGTGCAGCAATAAGACCAGGTAACGCAATTGCACCAAAAGGACCCATTGCGGCAGCCGCACTCGAAGCAATAACAATTGCGTTTGATGAAGCTCTACCAAAATCTACAGATTTTTTTGCCGTAGAAAACAATTTTTCTACCAACAACTGTTGCACAAACGCAGCAGCTAAATTTGCTAACGAATTAATTACAGACCCTACAAAAGCATCTAGTATCGTATTTCCTGTTTGCAACGCACCCACTATTTTACTAGACATTGCCATAAATGAATTACCTATCGCATCACCAAAAATTTGAGTAACTCCTTGAAAACTTTCAAACTTTCCTTTTATTCCTGTTAAAATAGTGTCTAATTTTTCAGACTCTGTAGTTAAATTTGATGTAATATCAAATTCAGCAACACCCACCGCAGATAAGTTTTCGCCAACCGTAGTTGCTTTTTTTCTGCCTTCTACAGGGTCATCTGTACCACCACCACCAGAAGCAACCACTTTATTTATAGTTTGATTGGCTGCAATAATTTTTAAAAGTTGTTGTTCTTGCTGTTTTAGTTTATCTACTTGAACGCTATAAATGTCAGTTACATTTGCGCCAGAACCCGCTTTTTCTATTGCCCTTACTCTTAACTGATCTTCTAAAGAAACTGCTTCTTCTTTTAATTTATTTACTGCTTTTGCAGATTTTACAGAGGCATTTTCTGAAGCTATTTGTAAATCAATTATTTTAGATTGTAATTCCTGCAGCTTCGATTGTGCCGCTTTTATTCTGGCAGTTTTTAAAAGTTCGGTATTATACAACTCGATTGCAATTCTTGCATCGTCTGTATTTATTTTTTCTAGGGTTAAATCGCCTAAATGTTTTGGGGATAACTTGTTTAATTCTTTAATTGCTTTTATTCTTGCAGATTTCTGTATGTTTTCATCCCTTGCAATAAATAATAATTCATTTAATTTTGCTTTTTCGTTGGCAATAGATTTTGCAGCCGTATCATTTACGCTTGCTAATAGGCTTTGTTTTTCAATTGTATCGTCTACATTTTTATTAAAAAATAAAAAATAACTAGCAATCGCTGCAATAGCAACCGCTAACAAACCAAAAGGATTGGCTGCCATGGTAGCTGTTAATTGAATAAAACCTGTTCTTAATAATAACATACCGGCACGCAAACCACCAAATGCAGTAATTAACCCCGGTATAACGGAAGACATTAACACACCCAACACCACCAACAAAGGACCTATTGCAGCCGCTAAACCTGCAACAACTACAATTATTTTCTTTGTTTCTGGTGATAATTCTTTGAATCTATTTGCTAAATCTCCTATAAGGATAGATACTTTTTCTACAAATGGCGCTAACTGTTCACCTAAAGATATTGCAGCACCTTCTATTGCAGATCTCATTCTTAACAAAGCTCCTTGGGTAGTACCGCCCACAATAGCTGCCATTGATTTTGCAGCACCCGCAGAACCTTCATAAGCGGTTTGTAAGGTTTTAGCTTCTGCACTATTCTCTGCCATAATAGTTGCAACGGTTGCACCTAATTTACCAAATGTTTCAAAAGCTGTTTTGTTTTTATTGGTTGATGTGGCTATTCTAGTCATAGAACCTTGCAAAGTTTCACCAGAACCTGCTAATGTTAAGAATATATTTCTTAGTGCAGAACCTGCACTTGATGCATCTACACCACGATCTGTTAAGATGGATAAATAAGAAGTTGCTTCTTCAATACCAACACCAGCATTTTTTGCAACGGGTGCTAAAATTGCCATAGCAGTTTGAAACTTACTTAAATCTAAAGCCGATTTAGAAAAAGACGATGCCATCACATCGATAACCCTACCCATCTCATTAGCTTCTAATCCGAAACCACGCAAAGTAGATGCGGCAACGGTTGCCGATGTTGCTAAATCTTCGCCTGTGGCAACTGCTAAATCTAATGTTGCTGCAGTTACTTGCAAAATTTCATCTGGAGAAAAACCAAGTTTAGAATAGTTTAACTGTAATTGTGCAACTTGCTCTGCTGTAAATTGTGTTGCTGCACCTAAATCTAATGCAGATTTTTCTAATGCTGCAAAAGAAGAACCTGTTGCACCAGATACCGCAGCAACATTTGCCATGGCTTGCTCAAAGGTTGCAAAGGTTTTTACAGACAAAGCACCTAATGCAACAATTGGCGCGGTTACACCAATAGATAAATTTTGACCAACCGCTTTCATTTTCTTTCCTAACTTTTGGATAGATCTGTTTGCGTTAGCCATTTTAGTACTAAAGTCCTTTAGATCTGCGGAAAACCTGATGTTAATACTTGCTAAACCTGCCAATTGTTTATTTTATTAAAATTTATTTTGATGTAAGAAATAGCATCGAACTATTTTAAAAACTGCCTGCAGTCTTACTCTTTAAAAAAGAAGCCATTGCACCTTTATAAATGGCTTCTTTTTTTTATATTTTTTTTTGATTTTAACTATGATAAATTGCAATTAATACCATCTCTGGCAAGCCTGCTCAAAAGTGTTTTTAAATTTAATTTGTGTAGCTGACTATTTATTGAACTATCTAAAAAGAAATTTAAAGGAGGTATTAATTTTTCTTTTAAATTGGCTTCTAAATTTAGATTAGCGTTCAAATAATAATGAAATAATTCTTTAGATAACAACTGACTAAAGGATATCCCTTTGAGCTCATTAGTTCTAAAATCTGATTTAACGACTACAAAATCTGCAACAACATTGTCAACTGCAAAACAGGTTTCAATGGTTACAAAATCCGAATTTTGGCGCAGGTCGGTTGTAGTACCGAATCCCGTAAAACTTACCATACAGATAAGAATTAGTAATAGCCTAGCTTTCGCTTTCATATTAATTTTAAATATTGTCTGAATCATCTTTTTTAAATATTTTCTGCAAATCTTCTTTGCTTTTAAACACTCTTTTTCCTTGATTTACAGCGCCTTTTGTTTCCCAGATAAAAGGCTTCCAATCTTTGGCGCTGTAGTTTTTTGGTAGCTTTTTTGAATCGAAATAAGGACTTAAAATTGCGAACTCTAGATCTCTATTTAAGGTCATTTTTACCTCTAACAAATCGCTTTCTTTTTTTCGATACCCTTTTAAAATATTATCAAAACTTCGAGGTGTTAATTTGTAAAATCGATTAATACTTAAACCCATTTCACCGCAGGCAATTACTTCTAGTTCATCAAAAGTAGGATCAAAAGGAACATCTTCTGATCCGTTTACTTTCCCCTAGTTTCTGGATCGGCAACTTCATTGTTTGGCAAACTAGCTGCAAAGTTTTCTATTA